AGACTGCGACCGTTTCTGCGGATTCCATTAGGATGCGCTTAGGCAACGCAGATATATCGGCTACAGCTAGTGTATCTGCTCTTGGCGGTATGCAATACCAAGGCTTTGCAGAAGTCAACGCTAATGCTACGGTAGATGTAAGCGGTAGGCTAATTGCTGGTGCTTATGTAGAAGTTACAGGTAACGCAAATGTTACTGCTAAAGGCTTTAAATTTGGGGAAGAATGGGTTGTTGATCCTAGCGGATCAGAAACATGGACTGAGCAAACTGCTGGTCAAAACACATGGACAACACAGGCTGCTGGATCGGATAATTGGACACCAGTAGCAGTAGGCTCAAATACTTGGACAGAACAGAATACGGAAAATAACCAATGGCAACAAGTCGGATAACTTTTACTGAATGGCTACCAGATCAGCCAGGTGTGGCTGGTGTAATGACAGAAGCCAAAAATGTATATCCTATTGCTAACGGATATGCTCCGCTTCCATTAGAAGCCAATCTGTCAACGGCAGCTAGTGAAAACCTAAACAACATCTTTGCAGCAAAAACCAATGCAGTTAGCTCTTTATTTTGTTCAGGGTCTACAAAGCTATTTAAGTTTAATTCTGCTGATACAGATTTAGATGATGTATCTAAGGCTGGTGGCTACAGTACAGCGACAGGCGAGCGTTTTTACTTTACCCAATTTGGTAATGTTGTTATTGCTGCCAATGGTCAAGCAAAACTACAAGGCTGGACACTAGGATCATCAACAGCATTTGCTGACTTAGCTGCTGCTGCACCTACAGCACGATATGTAACTGTAGTGCGTGATTTTGTGGTTGGTGCTGGCACTAGTACTTACCCTAATAGAGTCTATTGGTCTGATCTAAACGATGAAACCGATTGGACTCCAGGAGTAGGTAGTCAGTCAGATTTCCAAGATATTGCCGATGGTGGCGATGTAATGGGTGTTACTGGTGGCGAATTTGGAATTGTGTTGACAGAGCGTTCTGTAAACCGTATGAGCTACATTGGCTCGCCATTCTTCTTTCAGTTTGATTCGATTGCTCGTGGTGTTGGCTGTATTACTCCTAATTCTGTAGGGCAGTACGCATCGGTAACATTCTTCTTGTCAGACGATGGCTTCTATAGCTGCGATGGTCAGACAGTTAAGCCAATCGGTGCAGAAAAGGTTGATCGGTTCTTCTTTAACGATGTAAACCTAAACAAACTAGATGAGATGTCAACTGCGGTTGATCCGCTTAAAAAGCTGGTTATTTGGAACTACACCAATGTGTTTGCCCAAAAGCGTCAGCTTATTTATAACATCTCGCTAAACCGTTGGTCGTATGCAGAAACAACTGCAAACTATATCAACAATGTATATACACCGACTACAGCCCTAGAAAGCCTAGATTTGTATGGCACGATGGATTCACTAGGTGTTAGTTTGGATTCTCGCCAATGGGCTGGTGGCGCATTGTTGCTAGCTGGAGTTACGGGAACTAGGGCAATATCGTTTACTGGTGCAAGAAAAACAGGCTCGCTGATTACTGGAGACTTTAATGTACCCAATGCTCAATCTCTCGTTACTCTCGCAAGACCTATTGTTGATAATGGTTCTGCTACTGTTGCTGTGGCTTCAAGACTTAATCTAGATGACACTATTACATTCTCTGCTGATGTTGCTGCGGATGCAGAAAACAGGGTGAGTTTGCGTTCTGCTGGTCGTTATCACAGAACTAGGACAATCCCATCAGGAACATGGACAAGCTGTTTAGCAGTAGATGTAGACATCGTGCCACAGGGAACTAGATAATGTTTCGTACATTACCGAATTTTGGTGCAGATCCACGAAATGTAGCCGAGATTGTTCGCCAGATTATGAATGGCAAAACAAACAATACTGGCACGATTACATTAGCGACAGGAAACGCAACAAGTACAACGCTGTACGATGAGCGTATTAGCCCTGACACTAAGATCATTTTGATCCCATTCTCGGCTGCTGCGTTTACTGACTCTGCTCCATACGGTATGTTTCAAGACTCAACCGATCAGTCCGCTACTACGACTGCTGCCGAGTTTATTACTACATACAACACGACAGACTATTCCAATGGTGTGTTTGTATCGAATAACTCACGAATCAATGTGAGAAATTACGGAATATATGCGGTGCAATATTCTTTGCAGTTTAAAAATAGCACAAACGATGGGCAAGATATTGATGTTTGGCTAAAGAAGAATGGCACAAATGTCGCTGGATCAAACAGTAAGTTTCATATTCCAGCTAGAAAAAGCACAGGATCAGACAGTCATTTAATTGCAGTAACACCGTTAATGATTGAGTTGCAAGCAAATGACTATATTCAGATTGCTTTTAGAGTAACAGATATTGGGGTAACAATGGAGCATTTTGCTGCGGTTTCTGCGTCAAGCACAACACCAGCAATTCCATCTACCCCATCGGCTATCGTAACTGTGCAGTACATTGCGCCACAGGCTTACAGTAACATTTATGTTAGCGCACAGACTCAAGGCTCGGCTACAATTAGTCATTATGCAAATAGCACAGCAGATAAGACTTATGGGTATGTTTTAGTTGGATAAACAGTACATAGAGCCTAACAATTTACGGAACTGGTGGCAGTTTGTCAGACCAGGATTGGAACACATACTCAAGAAATCACCAGAGTATTGGATTCCAGAAGATGTATATACAGATGTGTTTAATGGCAGATCGCAGTTATGGATATTTTCAGAGCAAAACAAGCCTGTAGGTTTTGCAGTATTAGAGCCTAGAGGAGATGCTCTACATTGTTGGGTAGGTTGGGCAAACAGTAATGGACATTTCAAAAGCGCAGTTGACTGTGTTTCTGAAATTACCAAAGATGGTGGTTTTAAATATTTAACTTTTGAATCGTGGCGGTCAGGATGGGATCGGATCGCTCCTAAATTTGGATTTAAACCTAGGAAATGGGTTAAGGAGATAATATGAGTGGTGGCGGTGGTGGCGGTACTAATACCGTAACGAGGACAGAACTTGATCCAGTAATGCGACCTTTTGTCCAATATGGACTACAGGAATCGACACGCTTGTATCAGCAGCCAAATATGCCTCAGTATTATCCTGGGCAAACCTATGTAAGCCCAAGTCAACAGACTCAGGCTGCATTGCAAGCTGCTCAACAACGAGCCACAGTAGGCAATCCGTTGACTCCAGTAGCACAGCAACAGGCACTCAATACCCTACAAGGCGGTTATCTTGGTGGCAATCCTTTCTTTGAAGGTGCATTTAGAGCAGCTACACAAGGCGCACAAACAGCCTACCAAGACCAAGTTCAACAGGCTTTGTCTAATGCTAGTCGTGCTGGTCGTTATGGCTCTGGTGCTATGGGTACTGCTTTAGATCGTGCTGGCGGTGTATTTGCTAATGCACTTACAAATACTGCTGGAACACTTGCATATCAGAACTATGCAGACGAGCGAGCAAGACAACAGGCAATGATCGGTGCTGCGCCTACATTGGCACAAGCAGACTACGAAGACATTAATAAGATGCTCCAACTCGGTCAGGTTGCAGAAGGCTATCAAGAAACAGCTATTGCCGATGCGGTCAATCGTTTCAATTTTGCACAGCAAGCTCCATATCAAAAGTTACAAAGCTATCTGTCTGGTGCTTATGGTGCGCCATCAGGTATGCAAGTATCTCAGCCTGTCTATCGCAACCAATTCGGCAATGTATTAGGCGGTGCTATTACTGGTGCTGCTTTAGGCGGTACACCAGGCGCAGCTATCGGTGCTGGTTTAGGATTATTAGGATAAATTATGTCAGGCATAGGCACATCTTTAGCTGATTTAGATAAAACTGTAAATAAAAGTATTCCTGGTGGATGGGTAACGCTTGGCGGTTTAGCACTAGGTGGTGCTGGTGCTATGGGAGCTTTTGGTGGTGCTGGCGGTGCTGCTGGATCTGCTGGTAGTGCTGCTGGTGGAACTGCTGGTGCTGGTGGTGCTGCTAGTGCTGCTGGTACTGCTGCAGCAATGGAAGGAACTGCTGCCGCTTCATCATTAATGGGTACAGCTAGTCCATTTGCAACCTCAGCCTATCAAGCTGCTGTTCCAGGACTAACCATGACTGGACCAGGATCACAGGCTGCAATGCTGGCAGCACAAACTGGTGAATTTGGATTACAAGGTTTAGCTAGTACTGCTGGTGCTGGTGGCAGTCCATTTTTTAGTGCATTAGCAAGCGCACCATCTATAAGCCCAGCACAAGCTATGGCAGCTCAAAAAATGGTTGGTGGTTTTGGTCAACAGCAAGGTGGTACGCAAACACAAACTGCACAATTTAAACCAGGGCAACAAGTTAATTTAGCAGACCCAATCGCATCTTTATTAGCTCCTAAGCGTAAAAAAGAGCGACCAATGATTTCTCTACTGTGAGGCAAGAATGGCACTATTAGATTATTTATTCCCACCACAAGATAGCCAAGTAACTGGCTTATTGGGCGTTGATGAAGAAAAGATGCGCCAAGCAGCGCAAAGAGCTGGTTTATTAAATACTGGTTTAGGAATTATTGCTGCTAGTGGTCCATCTCGTATGCCACAAGGCATTTTGCAACCAGTTGCAACAGGACTTATTTCTGGTCAACAAGCATATCAAAGCGCAATAAACCAACAAATTCAAGATGCTTTGGCAGCTCGAAAAGCGCAAGAAGAAGAATCTGTAATTCTTCCAGAAGGCGCAACTATGGTTGGAAAAAGAACTGGTCAAGTAAAAGCACAAGGCGCACCAAAACAACCAGCAAAAATTACTGAGTTTGTTCAAGCAAAAGAACAAGGTCTAATTCCAGCAGATATGACTTTTACTCAGTATCAACAATTAGATAAAGCAACTGGTCCAAATATTAATTTAAGCGTTAATACAGAGAAAAGTTATGGCGGTGCTGTGGCAAGCAAAATTGCAGATCAAGATGCTGCAAGATATGACATTGCAACAAAAGCACCAGGAGTATTAGATCAAGTTCAAAGAACAAAACAGCTTTTAGAATCTGGTAATGTATTTACAGGTACTTTAGCAAATCAAAAATTAGAACTTGCTAAATTTGGTCAAGCAGTTGGAGTAGCTGGTAAAAATACAGATGAAGTTGTAGCAAATACACAAATGTTAATGGCTGGTAGAGCGCAAGCAACTCTTGATGCGGTTAGAGCTTCTGGTCTTGGTGCTGGTCAAGGATTTACT